AAGTTAATGATAGCTTATATTCCGATATAAAAAAGAATAAAATTATTATAAATAAATACACTCAGGAGCTTAACGTATTGGAGAATAAAAAACAAACAGTAATAATTAAATATAAAACAAAAGTAAATGAAATTGATACGCTTAATAATAATAACCTTGTTGCTGAATTTGACAGCATATTCTCAAAGTTTAATTATAAATAATAAAGATACTTTAATTTGTTTTAGTTCCGATAAAGCTAAGTTCTTAGCAAAGCAATATCATAAAGCTGAAACCTATTATTTATCAGATTCATTATGCCAGCAACAACTAATTTTCAAAGGTAACCAGGTTAATTTATATAAAAAGAATGAAGATAAGTTACAAACTATTATCGGAAACCAAGTAACTATAATCAAATTTAAGGACGAAGAAAACAAATCACTAACTATTCAGATGAAAGGTTTAAACCTAGAAGTAAAGAAACAAAAGCGGTTAAAAGGAATAAGTATTATTTTCGGAGTATCCTGTTTAGTTTTTGCTTTAATTAAATAATGCGATATATATCAGTTTTCAATACATTTGTTATATAAACGTTCTTTGAGCATCCCCTCAATAAGAATAAGATAATTAATTGCATCACCTATTTTCTCTTCAATATATTTATCGGTATAGTTTACAGCTCCATTATCAACAGAATCCAAAGTATCTTTAATAGATTGAAAGTGTTTAACAGCAAATTCCCAAGCTATCTTTTCTGGGCATGTATGAAAGCTTATACCAACTGACTGTTTAAAATTATGGAACTTATCGGAATCAGTAGAATATTCTTTGCCTTTCGATAACATAATTAACTTAATCAAATCAATTCTTTTTTCAATAACTTTGTTAAAATCGGTTACATTCATTTGAATCCTTTATTTTCTATTAAATAATCGTATAACTCTTTTATATCTTTATACTCCTCGTTTAGATCTGGTGTTCCATACATACCATTCATCTCGTATAGGTAATAACACAAATGATAATCGCCATTTTCGGTTAATACTTCAGTCCAAAGTAAATCAGTAACTCTAGTAATTTCATCAAAGAACTCTACTATGTCAATTTTTAATTTATACATTTCATCTACTCTATTATTATGACTTATTTGTAAATCAATAATTTGTTTAAATTTTTCGTAATTCATATTTTTATTTGTTGGTTAATTTCTACATTAAGGTTGTTTTTGTGGATTATACTACTTACTTCCATCTTGTAATTGCATATCATTATTATTATCTATTTTCCGATATCCTTCCGACCATAAAGTTTTAGTTAAAATTACGCTGAGCTTCACGATGTCATCTTCTTCCAGTTCAGGAAGTAGTATATGTAAACTTTCATGAGTTAATATCTCAAGGTGCTTTTTACCTTTCAATCGTATGTCAAGTTCGATAAGATTAAGTCCACAATGAGCCAGTCCCCAAATATTCTCTCTGCCAAGTTTTAAATATTTAACTTTAATTTTCTTATTCATATTATAAATTTAAAAATATGTTCTATTATTGGTAAAGTCCAACCATCGCCAAGTAAACTGCCAGCTTTTGCAGTTGTGAGTATGTCGCAATAATCATCAGGGAAACCTTGTAAACGGCACATTTCAATTTTGTTTATTGTTCTAACTATTTTGTTTTCTTGTATTAAAGTTAGCATTCCTGTTGTTTCGTTTCGGTGTTTTAAATATTCTTGTTTTGAGCCGTTTCCATTCCAAGTTTTTAAACAAACGTGTTTGTCGGTATCTACATAAATTAAAGAAATAAAATTATTTGTTTCACCTCTTAACCTTAAGTATTTTTGTGCTTTATCACTTAAATTATCTTTAAAATTATGTTTTGAAATAGTGCCTTCCATTAAACAATTTGCTTTTATTCTTTCAACACGTCCGCCTGTAACAATATCTTTAAACATAATTCCTTTGTCTTTTGGCTGTGGAATATCAGTAACAATATCAAACATAGTTTCTTTCGTTTTTATGTTACTCCAATAATATCTATCTCTTAATTGAGCAGTTACTAAACTACTATTTATTCTAACAGGATAAACTCCTAAAGCTCTACTCATAATTCCAACGTCTAACTTTGAAGCTGAACCAACATTTTCTTGTAAAAATAAAACCTTTGAATTAAGTTTTTTTATATGTTCTAATATTTCTACAAACACAAAGAACAAACTGCTTTTACTTCCGTTTATTCCAGCTCTTTTACCTGCTGCTGATAAATCTTGACAAGGTGACCCACTTAATATTAAATCAATACTTTGCCAATCAATATCCCATTCTCTCCATTTAGTAACATCTCCTACTTGAATAGTATCAGGAAAATGATGTTGCGTTAATTCAATAGCATAAGGTTTAATTTCACTTGAATAGTATTTATTAACTTTTATACCAATATTTTCTAAGGCTTGTCTACCTGTATTCATTCCATTAAATAAACTAACTACATTCATATCAATAAAAGTTTGTACAGTTGCCGTTAAAGTTAACAATTATATCGCTTAACGCTCCGTTCCTATGTTTAGCAACTATCAATTCTGCCTTACCAATAGTTGAGTTACCAGCTCCATCATCCATTATTCCATAATACTCAGGGCGATAAATAAACATAACCATATCCGCATCCTGTTCAATAGCTCCCGAATCTCGCAAATGTGATAGCATTGGTCGTTTATCATTTAGCTTTTCAACCTCCCTACTTAACTGGCTTAATAATATAATAGGTATGTTTAGTTCTTTTGCTAATCCTTTTAATGCACCGGATATTTCAGCAACTTGATCGTTGGTACTTTTGTTATTATTACCTTTGTCAATAAGTCCAATGTAGTCAATAACTATCATGCTAATATCTTTATCTCTCTTTAATTTACGAGCCTTTACTTTAATAAAATTTATACTTATACCGCTTTTATCTTCGATGAATAATTGTGAGTTCGATAACTTAAAGGTTTCGTTTTTATAAAGTTCTTTTTCATAAGGATTCATTTTTTCTTTTAAAAATTTATAAAGTGGAATACTTGTAATTTGTGAACACATCCTCGCATATAGTTGAAGCTTAGACATTTCTAAACTAAAAACTAAAACCGATTTATTTTGATTTAATACCGAATTAACAAATTTAAGCATTAAAGAAGTTTTACCCATTCCTGGCCTTGCTGCCAATATAATTAAATCACTATTTTGCCACCCCGAAGTAAGTTTATTAAGTTCACTAAATCCAGTATCACAACCAATTAACTCGCCATCTGTTAACTTATCAATTTTGTCTAAATGCTTGTCCATTTCAATAGCACAATCTAAAGCAGTAAAAGTTTTACTAATAGAAATCTTATTAAATATCTCGTTTGTATTCTTTTCGTTATCAGCTAAAAGTTCAAAAACATCGCTTGTTGATTCTTGAGTTTTTTCTAACAGTTCTGCAAGCTTATACATCATTTTTCTTTTAATGTAAAATTCGCTTAAAATTAGTATTTTCTCATCGAACCTATTTAGGATAGCATCATTAGTAAGCAAGGATAGGTCGTAAAAGCTAATAGGATTGATTTTAAGCGTACTTTCTAATTCGTTTGATACATTTATAAGGTCGATAGTTTTTGATGCGTTATTTAAGCTTAAAATAGCTTTTGCAATTAATTGGTTTTTTTCATCATAAAACAACTCTTCGTGAAATAGTTCCTGAATGTATTTGAATTCACATGAATTAATCATTAATCCTCCGAGAAATTGACCTTCTAATTTTGTATTTGCTGGAATCATTTGAAGCTTGTTTTTAGTTTTAGGTTAGATGAATTGTTTTTATTGGCCCAGTTCTTAAAGTGGTTGCAAAATTCGTTAAAGTTAAGATAATCAATTTTAGAAGTTTTTTTAAAGTCTGCAATTTTTAAAGTTAATTTATCTTTTGGAATATTTAAAGATTTACTGATATTTTCAAAATTTGTTGAATTACTTAATTCTTTGAAATAAGTTTCAATATCATTTATATTTTTATTTATAATTATATCTTTATTTATATTTATAGGATGTATAAC